TCTAATTTGTATGGTACGGGGAGGATTAGGAACCTGTACGACATGCAACCAATGGACACGTTTAGTGTGAATCCTTACGGACCTCCTATACAGAACATGCCTCAGTTAAGTCCTAGGGAATATACAAGTCCGCAGTATGGCCTGTTAGGGCCTTCAAAACAAAACGCTAATTTCGGGGGAATGCTCGGATTTGGCGGTATTTAACATCAAGGAATGAGAAGTGGCATCTAAAAAGCCCAGTAACAACAACAAGTTTGTAAAACTCTGGACTCCGCAGATGAAGCGGAGGGTGGAGATTCTTTTCTACAATGGCGCGTCTATTGTGGAGGTATGCCGAGAGATCGGTATCGTAAAGAAAACTTTCTACAATTGGATGGATTCATATCCAGAGTTTAAGGAAGTTGTTGATCATGGTCTTATCGCGGCTGAATCTTGGTGGATTGAGAAAGGCCGAGAGAACGTAGATAACCGTAGGTTTAACCACGCCCTATGGCTGTTGATGATGGTCAACAGATTCAAGTGGCACTCGGCTTACGCCAAGAAGGAAGAGAAGAAAGAGGTTGTCAACGAGCACAAGATCGAGGTCAAGAACGCTGTGGACGTAGACTCTATTCTTCAAAAATCAATCGCTCATGGCATAGACCAAATAGACAAGGATAAGGTGCATTAATGTACGGAAAGAAACCCGCTAAGAAACCCATGGCTAAAAAGCCCAAGCCCAAGAAGAAGGGCTACTAAAATGGCTAAAGGCGGCGGAGGCCCAGACTCATCTCCTGACGCCCCCGGCGGGGGAATGGGCGCCGATGCTTTCGGTGGCGACGGGCCTTCCTTATCTATGGATGGTCGAGCCACTCCTGCTGAGATGCAGGCTCTTGATGATATGGACAGGGCTAAAGCGGTAAGGGATGCAATTGACGCTATTAGCGCCGCTGAAAGAGATCGTCAAAACAGGGAAGCCGCCGCTAGGGGCAAGGGAAGGCTTGGGTATGGCTATTCGCCAATGGGCTTTAGGGACAGTATTGGATTGATGTCTTATGGCCCAAGCCTTGCAGAAACGGACGCAATTATGGCGGCTGGGATGAGTGGACGATTAGCGCAGGGTAAAGCACAGGATGAAGAAAGGGACATTGCACGGGCTAAAGCAGTAAGGGACGCGCAAAGAAACATTGCCTTAGCGCAGGCTAAAGCAATGGAGCAGGCTACGCGCAATATCCCCACTATTACCCTTGAGTACACGCCTAGATTTGATTACGGCCCATTAAGAAATCCTCCATTTGCTACTAGGTCTCCCACCAAAGCGGGATTGTTTGGCCCAAGTTTTGAAGAAACAAAGGCGATTAACGAAGCAAAAAAATCTGCGAATAGGAACAGGGTAAAGGAATACGCGAAATCCTACAAGGCGCGTATTGATGATATTGATAAACAACTTAAGAGTTTGCTGGACAAAGGCATGATGAACTTGTTCAGCAAAGAATACCGTGAATTGTTGGATAAGAAAAACAATCTAATGAGTCACCCAAACTACAACTACGTTGCTCATTTTGATCCAAATTTAAGAGCGGCTCAAACTGTAATGGGAACTCTTGCTCCCGGCCCCCTCGGTCTTGGTCCCACACTACAGGACAAAGCAATCGATCTTGGGTTTATTGACGATACCCCGATAAGCGAAATTGAAAATCAAGACAGGCAGGCTGTTCTTGAGGGCGACAGGGGCGGCAACATTTTTTACGATTACACTTTCAGTGCCCAGTAAAACAAAGAAACAGTCTAGGTTTATGGCTATGTGCTCTTCTCCTCAAGGCAGGGCAAACGCCAAAGGAAAGTGCCCTCCGGTTAAAGTAGCAAAAGAATATGCTAGTGCAGATAAACGAGCGCGTTCTCGCAAAAAGTAAAAATGCCGAAGCCGCAATCAAACTTGCAGAGTGGGCAAGAAATGCAGACTACGACTCAGTGGTTAAGGCATACGCTGAGTGTCATAGAGATCCTAATATTGACGACAACTTTATTCGCACTCTCGCTCAGTGTGACAGGTTTTATCTTGGTGTTTTTATCTGTAATCGCCATGATATGTTGCATCCTTGGATATATGAAAGATGTCGTGAGGTGGAGCGTAATAAAGATAACCACCTTGATTTATGGGCGCGGTTTCATTACAAAAGCACCATAATTACTTTTCTTGGCTGTGTTCAAGAAATCCTGTGTGATCCAGACATTACCATAGGAATACTGTCCTACTCTGCCAAACAGGCAAAGCCGTTCCTGCGGCAGATCATGCAGGAGTTTGAAGGTAACGAAAAACTTCAGGAACTGTTTCCAGATATTCTTTGGAAGAATCCAAAGCATCAGGCCCCTAAGTGGGCAGAAAACGAAGGAATATGTGTAAACAGGTTTGCCAACCCCAAAGAGCAAACAGTTGAGGCGCATGGACTGGTAGACGGACAGCCAACAGGCCGACACTTTAGCCTCATTGTATACGATGACGTTGTTGTTCAGGAGGCTATAGGTACTCCTGACCAGATTAAAAAGACCACCACTCAGTGGGAGTTATCGTTAAACCTTGGGTCTACGCACAACCCAAGATACCAATACGCAGGAACTAGGTACGCTTACGGCGATACTTACGGTACTATTCTACAAAGGGCGGCTGTTAAGCCTAGGGTGCATCCTGCAACATACAACGGTCAGATGGACGGTGAGCCTGTATTTCTTGCCCAAAGCAGATGGGAAGAGATAAAGAAGACCACCTCCACCTATACCGTAGCATGCCAACAACTGCTTAACCCTATTGTGGGTAGCGACGTATCGTTTAAGCAGGAGTGGTGGAACGAATGGGAAGTTCGACCGTATACACTTAACGTGTACATTATGGTCGATCCGGCCCACTCTAAGAAAAAAGAGTCCAATAGAACAGCGTTTGCTGTCGTTGGCGTTGACGCTAACTTCAACAAATACTTGCTTGATGGCGCTTGTCATCGTATGACTCTTTCTGAAAAGTGGACGACGCTTAAACGCCTCCGAGAAAAATGGAAGAGAGCACCCGGCGTAAGAGAAGTAAAGGTCGGATACGAGCGATACGGAGCACAGTCAGACATTGACCATTTCAAAGCAATGATGGCTAATGATGGCAGTAACTTCCCCATCTATGAACTTAACTGGGTAGGCGGTGGCGGTTCCCAGTCAAAGAAAGACCGCATACAGAGACTAGAGCCAGACCTTAAAGACGGTTCTTTTTTCTTCCCTTATCCTACAGACGATAAGATGTTGACCTCTTATCAGCAGGACTTTATCGAAAGGAAGCAGTCCTTCCTCGTTTCAAAAAAGATTATCTGTATTGACGAGGAAAAGAAAACCTATGATCTGACCAAGTGGATGAAGGACAACGAATACAACTTGTTCCCTACCATTCACCCAGATTTTTTAGATGCTTTATCTCGTATTTATGACATGGACCCGATGCCTCCTAGAATTGCTAACCGAGGGCGGAGTCTTGAACCACCCTCGGAGGCTAGGTATTAGTGGCTAGATCAAGGAAAGTAGGAAGAAAAACTTATCCACCAAGGCGTGTTGCTTATCGCATGTCTAACGGAAAAGCATTCTACGAGAAACAACCTCGTAAGTTTCCATACGGTGTATTTCCTTATGTTCAGCCTACGTACTGGGTATCCGGTTACTGCGTAGATGACTAATGAAAAAATTATTTCTTTGTTTATTTTTAATTTCAAGTAACGCCGTTTCACAAGTAGATCAGCCAGAAGACATGTATCATTTTGATGCGCCGTTTACTCTGGCATGTACACCAAGTTTTATGAGCATGGTGGATCATTTGGCAAACGACTTTGGGGAAATACCTATGGTCATGAGCCACATGAGTCAAGATACAACAATTGTATTATTTGTAAACAAGGAAAACACAACGTCTACTGTAGTTGTTACAAGACGTGTAAAAACTGAAGAAGAGGCTTGCATTATATGGGCAGGCCAAAGCAACGGCACTTCTTTTAGCGTTAATCCTGATCCTGTTTTTCCTGAAAAAAGTTTATGAATATACCAACGTATCTTATAGGCGCTATTATTTTTATTATAGGCCAAACAGTTTCTGCCATTTGGTGGGCAAGCGCAATGTCTTCTGATGTTAAGTCGTTACAGAAGTACACTGATAAAACTATTCCTGCGCTTGAAGCCGAAGCGCAACAGTGCGCCATCGAAATACATAATCTAAAAAAGATCACCGAAGATCATCATGCTATTGCCGAAGCAATTAAAGATTTGAACGTAATGCAATTTCAGATTGAAACTTTGCAATCAACCATTGACCGCGCCTTCGGCAAGGAGATGCGTTAATGGATATGTCTGTAATGACGGATATGCTGTTTGGCGTTTTAATGGTTTTGTTTGGCGTAACAATACGCAGAGTTTTTCAGTTGTTTGATCGCCTTCAGGACGAAGACAAGGTTCTACATAACCGAATAACTAACATTGCTTCTGAGGCAGTGAGCCGTAAAGAACTGAATGACTCTATTGATAGAGTGTTGAATAGGATTGATAAACTAGAAGAGAGGCTTATG